TCTTTTTTCCCGGAAAACCATAACGGCAGATATACCCGATGATATCATCAGCTTCACATTGATCAACGTATAGTTGTTGTACCGGTACGTTTTTTAACAACTGAGTAGTTAATCCAATTTGATAATTAAAATTTTCCTTAGTATCTGGAATATCTTCATATAAATTTGATCGATTTAGTTTAATTGGTTTTCTATTCATCTTATATTCCGGGAGAATCTTTCTGCGTCTAGCAGATCCTCCTCCTTCCCAACAAACCACGATCCTAGATGGTTTAAATTTATTTGCATACATGCTTAGAGATTTCATAAACCCAATTGATCCGCCGATATGATGCCCTTGAGATGACATAATTGGTACTACTACATACGATCTAGCAAAAACATTGTAAGCGTCAATTAAAAGTATTGGTCCTTCTTCTTCCATTATCCTTCTCCTTCTTCTAAAGTAAGTGAAATTTGCCTAATTTCTTCAAAACTTTCTGGATCTACATCAGCTCCAGAAGTTGATCCCATCAACGATGCATGAGCAGCATTGAAGACCATATCGATATAAGGTTTGTATTGAGGACTAGCCCAAACATCTGCAAAATCTGCTTTATAAAATTTCTTTTCTTCAATGATATCTCCATTTTTTGTAGAACACACAGTAAGATTTTTCCATGCACCAGTACCCTCTATGGAAACTGCCATATTTTCATACTCTACCGGACCATTGTCTTTACAAAACCTACGAATTACGTCAAAAGCTTGTTCATGTTCATATACTCCTTTCCCAAAATGAATCTCAAAAAGACATGTACGGAAAGGCGGGGCAACTTTATTTTTGATTGTTTTTGCTGAAACATTTATACCAATGATGTTGCCTTTCTTGTTTTTAATTTGTTGTCCTGCGCCTAATTTGATTCTTACCGATGAGTGAAAAGGGATTGCTTTCCCTCCCGGGGTAGTAGTAGGATCTCCATACATGACTCCAACTTTTGTTCGAATCTGATTAAGGCATATCATCAACGCTTTTGAATTAGCAATGACACCCGTAATCTTTCTCATTCCTTTCGAAATAACACGAGCATTTAACCCTATTGTTTGTTTGTCATAATCTCCCAATAATTCATCTTTAGGAGAAGTAGCAGCAACTGAATCCCAAATTATCGTAACTGGAATATCTTTGTCCATGGCTTTTGCTTTTAATATTGTTTTCTCTGCGATGCTTAACACTTCTTCAGTACAATGAGTATCAACATATACAAATCGCTTTGATATATCGACCCCTAGAAGGCCCAGGTTTTCAACGGAAGTTGCGTTTTCAGTATCTATATAAACAACAATGCCGCCAAGCTCCTGTGTAGATCTAGCAACTTGGATTGCTATATGAGACTTTCCAATACTGGGTGGACCGAAGATTTCAATGATTCTTCCTTCCGGCAAACCTCCAGAAGGTCGACCAGAAACAATATAATCTAACTGTTTTGAGCCAGTTGATATCCAACGCTCTACATGAGTTGGGGATGTGTCGATTGCGAGGTTGTATGCTATTCTAGCGCCGTGATCTTTATTTAGTGACTTAATTAAGTCAGATGTAAAATCATCACCTGCTTCTTTTTTCTTTTTTTTGGCCATGGTTCTCCCTTTTTTTGTGGTATCACTTTAATCTTAACACTTTAATTCGGTTTTTATAAATAAAAAGGGAGTGAAAATTCACTCCCCCAAAAAAGCTATATTGCAATTTTTAGAACGGAATATCACTTTCCAAGTCTGCGAATGCATCGTCTATATCGTCACCGAAGTTTTTATTAGTGTTTCCAGTACGAGTTGTAGTCTTTGTATTAGTAGTCTTCTTTGTATTAGTGATTCTCTCATTATTAGTGTCATTTCCGTCTGACTCATCTCCGGACAACCAAGCATTGATAATATTCTCAAGCTGTTCATAAGACTTCAGATCATACATATCGTCGAGATTTGGAAAATTTGAAGTCCACTCTTTGATCTTTGTCTTCGTTCCCAGAGGAGTAGATTTTGGACGGGGCATCACATCTGTCATAGCCCATTGACGACCGGGTTGCTTTGTACATGTAACTCTAAGATCATGACCTTCATGAACATCAGTGATATCACCATAGTCCGGATCTAACATGACATTCAGAAGAGACTGATAAACAGTCTTGCCAAAAGCCCAAAGTTTCACACCTTCGTCTTCTTGACCACGCACAACAATTGCAGCATAAGTACGCATCTTAGGATAAAGCTTTTTTGCCATCTCATAAGATTCTTTTGTTCCTTCTTCTTTCAACTTTTGAATAAGTTCTTGAATAGGATCAGGTTTGCCAAACTGATGTGGAGTAAGAAGACCCGGGTTATTGCCAATGTTATAATAAAACCAACGTTCTTTGAACGGATTACCGTCATTATCCGTGAAACCGATAATACGAACATTTACAGTCTCACCTTCCGGAGGGCGCCACATAACACGTTTTTTAGAGTTAGCACCTGAAAGTTGGTTTAGCTTTCTACGAATTGCATCAAAATCAATAGCCATATATTTTGCTCCTAAATTTCTAAATGTTTAATGATTTTTTCTAGTCACCGCAGTGACTTAGATATAATACCAAAGCAAAACATATTTTATAATATTTTATTTAAAAAAAATCAAACTGATTTTATCTTCTACGACGTCAGCCCTTAGGTTTTTCTGGGTCTGGATCGAAAGCTCTTCCCATGTAACCACCTACTCCACCACTCGCTACAATGTTTAATTCATCAATCGCATCCGAATCAACTTCTTTTTGTTTGTCATATTGAGGTTGGTCTTTTTCTCTATCTTCGTTGACGTCAGGTTCTAACAATAGATTTTCATCATCTTCTTCTTTTGTCTCGTATTTATTAGACTCTATTATCAACTTCCGAATAATTCTTCGGAGCCGATTCTCCGTTATTCTTATTTTTCTCATATATTCACCAATTAAAAAAGGACTGAAGTCCAGCCCTTAAATATTACTCTAATATATTAGTTTCAAATATTATTTGTTTAGAATCTTAGCAGCTAACAATACTTTTCCATAATGATTAGTTGGTTCCTTTGTTCGCAAAGATAAAATTGCTTGAAACTCTTCAAATTCTAATTTTATTCCATAGTTTGCTAGCATTAAAAATGTTAAATCGATTTTGTCTTGACCAACTAGCTTTGGATTAATTTTGTACATCATACCTAGCTTTTCTAAGTGCCAACTCGAGTCTTGCGGTAAATATAGATCGTTTTCAACAGTGCCGAGAGTCCCAATGTTGTGAAGTACAACAACTTTATATAACGTCTTTTGATTGCACTCTTTTCCAGTTGCTGCATCGATCATTCTAGACAATTTTAAAACTTCCAAGGTATTCTTTATTAACCCACCTGCTTCACAACCTTTATCAGTGTTTCTAGCATTTGCAGGAGCAGTTACTAAACGTTCTCCTAAATAGTCTATCATACTATTAATGTTTTTATCTTCAAATCTATCTATTATCGATTTGAATTGTTTCCAATTGTTTTCAATTTCTTCAATGTCTGCCATATTTTCTCCGTTTAAAGTCCTTTTTATTATACTGAAATAAAGAAAATTTTATAACGTATCCCAACCTTTTGAGCTTAAATATATGATGTAAGAATTTTCATTATTATAGACTTTCAATTGATTTCTAGGGTTAATCTGATTCAAGATTCCATAAGAATTATTCGCAGCTAACACTGTGCAGAAAAACCAATATGCATATTCTTTTTGAATTGCAGAATGTTTTGATATTATGTTTTGAGAAATTTCAGTTAATCCAATCCAAACAGCCAGAGCTTTTTTATCTCTGTGTTTTATGATTTTTACATCATTTCTAAAAAGACGTTCAAATTCATTTTGTTTATTTCCAGATAACAGTGCTTCAATAGCTTCTTTTATTGCAATTTCTGGTACTGGATCTGGGGATAGTGAGCCAATTCCTAATTCTCTTAACAATTCAGGAGATTGGTTATTCGCTCTAGATTTTAAGTCACTCTGGTCAACTGATGGCCGGCCTCTTCTTGACGATCTATAAGAAGCAGAGGTTGTTGGTGATGATGCGCGGAGCGCCTCAGCTTTTTCAGCGTCGCGACCACGATAATTTTCCCGTAACAATATTTCAATTAATTTAGACATTATTTAATCTCCGTACACACAATTGGTAACTTTATATCTTTTGTTATTTCTAAATATCTAGGTATTGATCCACTACCACTAAAAATACATGCATCATGAATTACCCAGTGAGGCTCTAAATTATAATTATCCTTAAATAACTTTGAAAACCCTAATAATGATGCATCAGCTGCAGAAGATTGTAACCACAAAGACAATAAATGGTGACCTTTAATATTTTCTACCTTAATTGGCCTTTCAAAATAATTCCGAATCCACCCATCTTCTACGTTAGCTTCTAGTTGCTCTATCCACGCTTCAATGGCAAAATATTTGGATATTTCTGGAACTACTCTAGAACCATATAATGAAGATATAATAGATAACTTTATGTAAGATCTATCTCCACTCAGGCCTAAATCTTTTTGTATATTTTCATACAAGTCCCCATCGACGTTTTTTCCTAAAAAAGCCAAAAGTAATCTAGGTTCCATATTTTGAAAGTCGACTTGCCGGCAACCTAAAAGCATGTTTCGATGTTCTGATTTTAGAGTAAGTACAGAAGGCCCAGACATCACTTTTAGACGGCCTGTCTTAGTTTGCCTATTATATCTAACCACCGATAGCTTTGAATTCTTTACTCTAAAGCTAGATAAATTCGAACCCATTGCCTTTAAAGAATTATATCGGATAGTATCAATCTTTGGTTCTGTAAGTTTCCACAAGAAATCTTGGCATTCGCGATAAGTGTC